AGACAGTAAATCACTGGCTTCCGCGACATTCGACGAGGTTGAAAGCAAGAAAGAACTGGTGACCGCATGAGCGACAGGCGCAGTTTCTTCCGGAAGTTAATCGGCGGCTCGGCGGCAATCGCGGCGGGCGGGTCCGGGGCCGAAGCCAAACCGGAGCCGGATTATCGGATCTCCCGGATCAACGGTGTCGATTGGAATATTGTCTGGAGCGGGTGGAAAGAAGAAGCGGGCAGCGAAATGATCTTCGGTCAGTGGATCGCAAAGCATTTTCTGTCGGCGGAATTTCCCCGCCAGTTTCACGGGGTTTACGCCGGGACGAACGGATGGATTGATTCGTATCACTTCGGCGATATGTTCAATAACGGCTGGAAGCAGGATTTAGACGCGGTTACTGCATCTTATTCGCGCAGGGAAAGAGACGCGCGACGTGCGCTGATGTTCGATAAGTTGATTGAATTTTTAAAGACGAGTCCGCTGGCGGATCACAGTCAGTGCTGGTTCTGCGGCGGCTGCGAACGGATCAAAGACCCGCGATACGCTCATATCCCGGAGATAACCGGGGTTACGTGGCGGCGCAGGGGAGAGTAATATGCCCGTCTATCACTCCCGCTGTACGGCCTGTGGCAACGAATTCGAGTGGTCGAAGCCTCGTATGACCGTCTTCGACTTCGCCTGTCCGAGTTGCCGGGGGCGGACAGAGCGGCTGTACTTTCCCCTTGCGGCGATATGGACGAAGCCTCTGGTGGCGTACGCGGACAAGAACCGGGAGACGTACCGGAAAGACTTACGGGCCGGTGGGCACGTCATTTTCGAAAAGAACAGCGATGCGGCGCAGGCGGCGGGGCGTCCTCTAAAACGAGTTATACGCACCGTTCAGGACCAGCGCGACTACTGCAAAGCGGAGGGTGTGATGATGCCCTCTGATATGCCGTCCAATTTATCCGTAGCCGCTGACGGTAAAAGTTACGAAACAAATAACATCAGTGAAATTTGAATGTTCTCTTTAATCGGCAAGGATGACGGGAAACGCGCGATATATGCGCGAGTCAGAAAGCACGGTCACCCACTTTGCACGAACAGAGGGAAGGTTCGGGTATGCCGACTGGTGTTGTACGAAAAAATAGGGCCGGGAGAGCATAGCTGTAATTGGTGCGGAAAGACGTTGAGGTGGTACACGGGAACACGGGGAAATCCGCCAGATTCCATAGTGGCTGACCATGTTGATGGCGATCCCACGAACGATTCCAGTGAAAATATAGTTCCGTCATGCGTTGCATGCAATGGAATGCGTGGGAGACCGGACAGGATACACGACGGGGAAACAGTCTATTGGGAAAAAAGTAATGGCTGTAGAACCAGACACCGTGGTGCATGGATAGAATGTCAAAATTGTCGCAATCCATTCATTTCGCCTGTAACGCAGAAGCTGGTGCCAAAGCGAAAGTTTTGTACGCAATCTTGTGCTGCTTCGGCGAATAAGAACTTCCATAGGAAAAAAAATGATTCGTAACGTCTCAATTGAGACGCTGGAAAGCTGACCCATGTACGAAGAGATTAAGAAGGCGGCGCAATACAAGATCCTGTATAAACCTGATCACCCGCTTGCCGTGGATGGAACGGTCTCAGAGCACAGATTAGTTCTCTATGGTGCTATTGGGCCGGGAGAACATAAGTGTAACTGGTGCGGTCGAGTAGTTCAGTGGCAAGTCGGCAGGCGTAGGAATAAATTCACCTTGGTCGTAGATCACGTCAATGAGGATCGAGGCGACAACAGACGATCTAACCTGGTACCATCGTGTAATTATTGCAATACTTCACGCTTAAATACTCCCAAAGTCAAAATCTCGAAGGATGAATTATTCATCGTTCATAAGTCCGGCCACAGGCAACGCGCGTTATCAATTCCATGTGAATCTTGTGGCAAGTTATTTCTGTCTCCGCTGAGTCGTAAACGAGAAGCGTTAATCAAGTTTTGCAGCATCCAGTGTGCCGGTCGCGCCCACTCAGGGGAAGGTAGCTGGTGGAAGAAACAGCCGGATCATCCTCCGAGTAGTCACGAGATTGATCCAACTACCGAATTGTATGTGAAAAACGGCAAATGGCGGCAACGGGCGGTTAAGCGAGTTTGTTCGCAATGTGGCAAAGATTTTGCCGCGAGGGATTTTAAACGTATGAATCAGGTGAATTACTTTTGTGTAAAAGCGTGCGAAGTTGCGTACCGCAGAGAACGAAAAATAGAGCGCCTGAATAGAAAGTCGGTCGCCTGATGTATGAGGAGATTCCGAGGTCGCCCGTTCGCACTGGCAAGAGTCAAAGTTTTGACTTCCCCGATAACTACGAACGTCGTATACAAAATTTTTGCGAATCGACTCGTCAGGAGGGGCGCAAGTTTCACCGCCTGAATCAAGAGGCGGATCGCGTCCAGAAGTATCTCAACGCTCTAAGTGGAATGGGATTCTGGCCGGAAAGTATGAGGCGCTGGCGATCCCGATTTGTCGATAACAGGCTGGCCAAGACCCGCATGGATCACCTGGCGCAACTGACCGACACCCGGCCCGTAATCGATGTTACTACCGCCCAGGATGCATATAAACAAACAGCCGACGTAATTGCCAAGATGATCCGTGCCCGCTGGACCCGCATGGATGCGGACTTAAAACTAGTAAGAGCCGCTGACATAGCGGACTGTTATGGCACGGGTTTCTGGCGCATCGGGGCGGCGTATCCGGGACCGGCGAGTTTACTCCCATGCGGCCCTGACCAGGTTATGCCCATTCAGCCGGGCTTTGATCTTCAGGAAAGCGCGGCGGTATTGTTCCGGACGTGGAAAAGCGTCTGGTGGGTGAAGCAGAAGTTCCCGTTTACGTCTAACAATATTGAGCGCGAAATCATGAATATGCCGCTCTACGGCACGGGAGCCAACAGCGCCGATCAGACGTTTAATCGCCCCCAGCAGATCGACGAAATCACCTGGAACGGATTGTCGCAGGGCATGAAGAGATTACTCGGCAAAGGCTATCCGGTGCCTGAGTCGTCTCCGGGGCAGTATTACAAAACTCTGGAAATCGAAGAGATATTCGTGGACGACCCGACGACCAATGACTCGCTGAATAACATCATCGTCAGCGACCCGTTTCTGCCCTTCGACGCCCATAACTGGTGGTATGAAGTCGCGCCGGGGCAGCGGCTGTTCCCGCGCAAGCGCCACATGGTCTTCGCGGGGTCACGCTTGCTGAGCGACGGCCCCGCACCCTACTGGCACGGGTTATATCCGTTCGCCATGCTCCAGTTCAATCCCGTCTTCTGGAGTTTCTGGGGCCTGTCAAAGTACCGGGACTTATTGCCGCTCAACCAGGCCATGAACGAAATAGTGGCCGCCGCGCTGGACTTGATCAAGCGCGCTCTGAACCCCGTCTCCATGACGCGGGAAGGCGCGGTGTCGATGGCGGCGTGGAAGGAATTCTACCCCGATCTGCCGGGCATGAAGTTACGCATTGGAGCAAATCAACCCTTGAGTGACGCCTTAAAATACATGGAACCGCCCCCAATCCCAGCATATGTTTTTTCTATGATACAAACTTGGCTCGCTCCCGAGTATGATCGGTTGTCAGGGTCGATAGATGTCGCGGGGATGCAGAAGAAGAGGCAACTGCCTGGATCTGAGACCATTGATACCATGCGAGATTCACAAAACACTCAGTTACGCCTGGAGGAGCGCCAACTTGAGATATTCCTCCGCGATGCAGGCAAGCTCGTTGTTTCAAATGAGTTACAATTCACGAGTACCGAATTTAGGCTCCAGATGCTCGGGGAGGCGGGCCTCGTAAAAGAAGACTTCAATCAGGATTTAGGAAATATGTTACCAGAGGACAAAGCCGCCCAACCAGATTTCCATAAGACTTTTGCGATGACGATCAGCGCCGGTTCATTACATAGCGGCGCTCGCGACCGCGAAAAGCAGATCGCCATGCAGTTAGCCGGGAAGCGCCTCTTCCCAATTCTGGACCTCTATCAACGTCTCGAAATTCCGGACCCGGAAGGGACTCTAAATCGTCTCTACGACCAAGAAAAGAAACAGGCCGAACTCGGCGCTGGCGCAAAAAAGCCTATAAGTGGCAAACGCGAACGGTGATAAAATAAAACAGGCGGCACGATGTATCAGCACCATGCCGCCAAGACTATCTGCGACCGGAGGAGGGTCGCATGTCTATGGGCCAGTATATCAAGGGCCTGCGCCGCAAGTACGTGATTGGCACCGTGCGCGAACGGCTGTTAGCCAGGGTTGAGGTCCAACCCAACGGATGCTGGTGGTGGACCGGGTACAGAATGCCGTGCGGCTATGGCAGGATGATGGTGGAAGGACGCAAGCATGCTTTGGTTCATCGGGTTTCCTACCAACTGTTCAAAGGGCCAATACCGGACAATTTGCAGATCGATCACGTCTGCCATTCGCCGAAGGGACCGAATGCTTGTCCTGGTGGCGATACGTGCCCCCATCGGCGTTGTGTAAACCCGGACCATCTGGAACCAGTAACGAGGAAAGTTAATACCAGTCTGGAAAGAAGCTCAACCAGGCTGGAGCCAATGCGGGATGGCTATAGAGCCGCATACACGCCGAAAGAGGTCTGCCCGCAGGGGCATGCTTTTACCGAAGAGAATACGCTCGTATCGTGCGGGCGTCGTCTATGCAGAATCTGTCGCCGTCTCAAGACACGGGAACGCCGTGCCCGCCTGAAAGCCGCCCTCGCCGCTCCCGGAGCCACCCAATGACGAACACCCAGTTGTACATCGCGATTATCGTTCCGCTGGTATTCAACGGCGGGGTGATGGCCGTGCTGGTGCTTTATCTCAACGCCAGGTTTGAGGCCGTCACTCAGAGATTAAGCGCCATTGAGTCGCGTCTGGAGCGCATTGAAAAGAAACTGGACGACCACGCGGAGCGGATTGCGCGGATGGAAGGGCAGATGCCCCGAGCGCGTTAGCCCGGCTCCTGAGTAAACAATAATACGCCGCAGTCGGCGTCGGTCGCGGCTTTAATAATTGCTTTCTTATTACTCGTCGCCGCGAGTAGTCTCAGGTCAATTATCCTCTCGTCCCAGCGGTGCCAGGGGATTTGCTTGGCGTCTTTGTGCCGCGCGCCGCGCCTGGGTTCGCGGGTGGTCTGGCCGATCAAGATATACATTAAAATAACATCTCCTGGGCGAGGCGCTTAACTGCCATCGCACAATACTTTTCTTCGATTTCAATCCCGATGGCGGGCCGACCCATTTTCTTGGCTGCTTCGAGTGTAGTCCCGCTGCCCATGAACGGGTCGATCACCAACCCCGGCTTGGTCGTTTCGAGCGCTCGCAGCGGCAGACCGATGGGAAACGGGGCCGGGTGGTCGGTTCCCGATTCCTGCGGGAAATACCAGACATCGCCAACGCCTGACGCTTCTTTGCTTCTAAGCCGGAAGTCCGGTTTCGCCAGGATCATAATCCACTCGTGAGTCGGGACATAGTGCGTCGGAGCGAAATTGATTCCTCCGGCCCGCGCCCAGATAATGACTTGGCGCAGGGGAAGATTCGGATTCAAACTGGTCGGTAGCCACGCTTCGCATGCCTGCACGCGCGGTTTGTGGTTGTAGTAAATCGCCCCGGTGTCCGTCAACTGGTTCCAGCAGAGAGTGAGAATTTGGCGCTGCCATGCTTCATATTGCGGCCACGGCATGGCGTCGTCGTGAGTACCGTAACCGCTGGCAAGACCGCCGGTGGCGGCTGCTTTCGGCCACTTACCCATTCCACCGCGTTTATACCCCATCGGGGCGTCCGGGTCGTAATGCCCGGTTGGGAAGCCGCCGCCGGTAGTAATACCAAGGTTATACGGCGGCGACGTGAAGATCAGATCGGCCTTCGGTAAGTCAGGCAGAACTTCGCGGCAGTCGCAGTTATATATGACGATCCCGGCGTGGTCGTAGTAGGGCGCTTTCATTCGCCGTCGAGCGCCTCGATGTGGGTCAGGGCGTAGTGGTTGCGGTATTCGGGTGGCATTAACCCGAGGTCGCGGCTGATAAATTCTTTTCCGCACCGGCAGCGCACTTTCTGCCACCACAGGCGGGTCCAGACATAGAACGGCAAAGGAATGTCAGGGAGTAAGCCAAGCTCCGGGTCGCGGGTATAAACGGGCATGTATATTAAATCAGTGTCGCTTTTGTGGTACTTGTTTGGCCAGCGCGATGGCGTTCGCGGGCGCGATTTTGAATTTCTTCGCCAGCTTCAGCAGTTCGTAGCCGTAGTACTCGCCTGAATCGGGATGTTGGATCAGATGGAGTTCCTCCACCGTGAATTCCCCGGATTTGATATTCATAAACAGCGGCAGGAGTAACTCTTTCAGTTTCCAGCTTGTTTGGTGCCGGGCTTCCCGGCCCGGCGGGCAGTCGAAATTGCGGCACCCGTACATGCCGCTGGTCTGACTCAGATACATGGTGGTGTGGCAGCGTGAGCACTTCGGCTCCGGCCCCGGTCGCCACTGAAATCCGTCGTAGTAGCTCAAACACGCTCCGGTGGCTTTTATTCTAGCACAGCCATTCGTCTACATCGCGTCTCAATTGAGACGTGTATAATATCACGGCCATACTTTCAATACTTGAAGAATTATGATAGAATTGAGGCATTGAAACTCGCCGCAAAAGTTAAGTTGTTGCCTACTCCTGCTCAGGCGCAGGCTCTGGATCAACTGCTTCGTACTGCGAACAAAGCGTGTAACTGGTTGAGCGAGCGTGCCTGGGAAAATCAGGTATTCGCGCAATACGCGCTTCAGAAGGCCCACTACGGCGAAGCGAGAGAAATGTTCGGCCTCCCGGCTCAAGTGGTGATCCGCTGTCTTGCCAAAGTGGCTGACGCTTACAAACTGGACAAGAAGATCCAGCGTGTGTTTCGTCCGTTGGGAAGTGTTGCCTTCGATGACAGGAACCTGACCTGGTATGTGGAGAAACAGACCGTCTCCATCGGCACGCTGAACGGCAGGATCAAAATCGCATTCGCTGCGGGTGACCGGCAATTGCAATTACTTGCTTCGCGGCAAGGTGAATCGGATCTGATCTTCCATCGGGGTAAGTGGTTTCTGACGGCAACCTGCAATATCGAGGAACCGGAGCCAGGAGACGTGGACGATTTCCTCGGCGTTGATCTGGGAATTGCTAATATTGCCGCTGACTCCGATGGCACGCTCTATAGCGGGTCGGCGGTCAAAAGTGTCCGTCACCGGCAGCGCCGCCTGCGCACCAAACTCCAGAAGAAAGTAACAACTTCGGCGAACCGACGCCTGAAGAAACTCGCGGGTAAAGAACAACGCTTTGCCACGCACACCAATCACGTAATATCGAAGCAGATCGTTGCCACGGCCAAAGGCACCGGGCGCGGGATTTCCGTTGAGGATCTCAGCGGAATCCGTGAACGGGTAAAGGTTAGGCACGGGCAGCGAGTTGTTCTGCATAACTGGGCGTTTCTGCAACTGAAGATACTCGTACTATATAAGGCTGCGCTGGCGGGTGTGGCGGTGGTCCAGGTGGACCCGCGTAACTCGTCCCGCGAATGCTCCCGGTGCGGTCATATCGACAAACTCAATCGCCCTTCGCAATCAAAGTTCTCCTGTCGGTGTTGCGGTTTTGCCGCTCACGCCGACTTGCACGCTGCCTGTGTAATCGCAGGCAGGGCCGCTGTAAACCGGCCAAACGCGGCAGTCGTATAACCGACCGACCCGCAAAGCTATCGGCCTTCAGCCGCGTAGCGTTTACCTATTGGGAGGGATTCATTAGTACACACATTCCTCACCGATTAATCACCCCATTCAAGTAAACACTCTAGTATACCTTTGTAATCAATAACTTGTATATTTAAAGTACTCAAAAAATACTTGTATTTTTTGTAACCATGGGTGTATGGTTATGTTGAGCAAGAACAATATGGCCAGACGATCAAAGCGTGGTGGAAGACGCGGGGCGAAGGTTCGTTACTAACCCCGTGGCGTTAAGCCATGGTCGCTGGAAAGCGACTGGCAGCCTATTTTACCTATTGGAAGGAGCACACCAAAATGCGCAGGCACAAACGTGGCAAGAAAAAGCGGTAACTGATGCCCGGCAACGGGTCGAAGGAATTACCGGGGCGGGCAGCGGAACCCGCTCCGGGCTTGTTTGATTAATAAACAAATAAATATATGGCCAGCGACAAGATTCAAATGACCGGCAGCAAGGCTGATTTAACTAAATCCCCCCGCGACATGAGACAAAGCGCTTTTACAGGTGGCACGGTCTACATGACCGGCAGCGAAGCCGAACTGCCGCACCGGACGACCCCGATGGGCGAATTTGACAAACATGTCCGGGGCGGGACGGTCGAGATGACGGGCAGCGGCGCGGAAGTCAATCGAACTCCCGTTCGCGGCTGGGACAGTTACGAGACGCCCATCAGCGAAAACTCGGAAAACTCGGAAAGTGCGTCTTCGAGTTACCCCAGCCCCGGCAAGAAAAAGTAATATTCAATGGACTCGCTTCAGCCCCCTGTGCCCCCGGCAGTTGCCGCGCAGCAAGCGCCGCCGATCCGGCAGTTCGCGCAGGGTGCCGGGGCGGCTACCAATGGCCAAGATAATTCTCAAAACCCCGAGGCACTTTTAGGCCAGTTAGTAGATCAGGCTGGCAAAGTACTCACTCAGATCGCCCAGATCACCAGCCAGACCAAGCCTGAGTTGATTCCCATTCTTAAACAAGCCGTGCAGGCCCTGGTGATGTTTGCTGGCAAAGTCAAGACCGCCCAGACTCAGGCCCCGCAGCAGCAGGGCGGAACCCAGGGCACGGCGGCGGAAGGCGCACCCGATGCAGGCGGCGGAGCCGCTGCCGGGATGCCGCAGTAAATAATTCATGGACTGGATTACTCAATTACTGGGAAAGATCGAAGACGCGGAAGCGCGCGAGCAGTTTACCGGGCTG